CCGAGGCGGTACAAGGTATGCGGAGTAAGTTAGGTAGTCTTAACACCGAAATGCGTGATGAGTTGTTTCATATGGTTGAGCAAGGGTATAAACCTAAGAACGCCTGTTTTGCTAGTGCTATGGCGTATGTTATGGAAACCAAAGACGAGTATGAACGTAACCAACACTATGACCCACCTAAAGCCTTTGTATGGATTAAGCCTGACTGTGTGGTTTATGGTAAGAACGAAGCCGAAACCCAAAGTATAGCGAGTACTAATGACTTACCTGAAGAAATACGTGGAAAGTTGTTTGTGCTTATGGTTACAGATAAGGATAAGTTTATTGATGAAGTAGGCATGAAGGCAGACGACAATAAATTTTGGGTGATTCTATGAGAAACATACATCGTTGGCTTGATGAGGCATACGCTAAATGGGGTGGTGATAAAAAGTTAGATAGCCAAATTGCTACCGAGTTACAAGTGCCTGTATTTGCAGGGGAAAGATTGAAGATGTTAGTTAAGAAAGTTAATGCAATTATGGGTAGACAAGAAGAATTACCTCTAGACAACGTTTGGCGTGTTGAGATTAGGGGAAACGCTAGGGTAGTATTAGATGACTTTACATTGCCAAGTTCTTCAGTTATCATGCGTAAAATAATTAAACTTACTGATGCACCTAAGTTTATTCAAGATGGAATATCGGTGTTACAGATTGCACCTGATGGCACATCTATTGAGGGTGTAGGCAAGAAGATTAGTGAAGACGTTTATTACATAGTGGAGAGTAACGATGGCAAGCACCCCCGAGAAGAAGGTAAAAGATGAAGTCAAAAAATTACTCAAACTACACAACGCATACTACTTTTCGCCAGTCACAGGGGGCTTTGGCACGTCGGGCGTTCCAGACCTTGTTGCGTGCATCAAGGGAAAGTTTATTGGAATCGAGTGCAAAGCGGGAGAGGGTAAACCCACAGCGTTACAAGAAAAAAACTTAATTACTATCATGAACGCAAATGGCATTGCTGTGTTAGTGAATGAAAGGGGCATAGAAACCCTAAAGATGTTTTTAGATGCCGAGTTGCCCGAACAGGGTATGTTATTAGATTTATTAAAGGAGAAGTAAAAATGAGTTGGACTAAAGTTGAACCAAAAGAAGTAGTAGACGTATTAGATTTACAAGAAGTAGCGGACTTAACCGTAGCCGAGGCAATACAGGCTAGTGAAAAAACAAACGCTGAAACTATGGCAGATGTTGCACACAAACTAACACAAGGAAAATCTAAAGTGCGTAAAGAAAAAGTAAAGGCAGACATGGTAAATAACCCACCGCATTACACATCACACCCAAGTGGCGTTGAGTGTATTCAGATTGCCGAACACATGGGTTTTAACCTAGGCAATGCGTTGAAATATATTTGGCGTGCTGACCTAAAAGGTACGGCTATTGAAGATTTAGAAAAAGCTGTTTTTTATATCAATCGTGAATTAGATAAGAGAGGTGCAAAATGAGCGACTTAAGAACTGAAATCGTAACTAAAGTGTTAAATGGTTGGGATACACCTAACACACAAGCCGAGGAATCCCTTACAGAAAAGATATTTAGCTATGTTCAAAACAATCCTAGCTGTACGGCTAATGATGTAGTGGATAACACCCGTGCTGATTTGGGTAGAGCCTCGGCTATATTGTTGTCGCTATATCAGAAAGGTAAGCTAGACCGTAAGGAATACCCTAACCCTAACCCTGATGGGAAACGACATACTGTATACGTCTATTGGACTGCTGTTGATAACTTTAAAGACAAAGCCGTATCACGTATACCTAAGAAGTCTAAGAAAGTAAAGCCTTCCGTGGAGAAAGCGGTTCTCCGTTTAAGAGATACTTTTCAAATGCCAAGGATGAAACAGTATCCAAATGAGCCTATCCCTTCTAAGTTTGACCCCGAGCAATTTGTTAAAGGGCTTAGCTTGACAGAAGTTAAAGCATTACATAAGTTCTTGGAGAGCTACTTTGAATGAAGAAGACCTAAGAGATTGTTTTGCGATGATGAAATCAATCACAGGTGCGACCCCCGAAGAATGTTATAAGTTTGCAGATGACATGATGGAAGCACGTAAACCAAAAGACGAGGCGGGTATCGCCTCAGTTAAACGTACAAGGAAGACAAAATGAAAGAGATTTTAGAAAACGCAAAGAAAAATGCTGTTACTTGGTTTGTCATGTTTGCAGTAGGTTTTGGTATTGGTAAGCTAATTACTTACAGCAATATTATTGCTGACTGCGAAGTGCTAGGTATGTTCCGTGTTGGCGATTACGGTGCGCAATGCCGTATTAGCAAAGTACCAGCAAAGGAGCCTCAAAAATGACTTGGAATCATAGAATAGTTAGCTCAGTAGATGATATGGGTAACGAATACTTTGAACTTGCTGAAGTGTTTTACGATAGCGAGGGTGAAGCCTATGCTTATGGGCAAGCAACTATAGGTGCTGATGATATAGAAGGCATCTACGCCCAACTCGAATGGTTTAATGCGGCTGATACCAAGCCTATATTAAAGTACCCTGAACACTTTACTGGAGATGTAAACAAATGATTGAAACTTTAGTAAAGCCCGAACCACTTGATAACGACATTGCTGTTGTAAAGATACTCCAACTTATGGGACAGCTAAGCCTAAAAGATATGGAGTATGTTTTAAAAGTAACACAGCAAATTTATGGAAGGGTGCATGAAAAATGACGTTTGATGTATATACAAAAAACAAAGTGCACTTTATAGTGTGGTTCGACACCATTGACCAATTACTTGCAAGTATGAAACGCAACCCTTTAGATGTTTACCACAGGGTATTGTAATGGGCAACCTACTAAGACACCACAGGCTACGAATGATGATGAAGCTGACGTGGCGGGCGGAGTATACCCTAGCAATACTACAAGCTGAAGGCGAGTGTAAAACAATGTATTTGAGAGAAATTGGGTCAGGCTACGACATTATTGATACACTCAATGTTCTTGAAAAGCAAGGTTTAGTTAAAGTGCGTAGACCAAATGGTAAGTTACGGCTACACAGTTTGACTGATTTAGCTCGAGAATATTTACAACAAGTCGAGGATATATATGTTAAGTCGTGAACAGGTGGTACTTTGGGCGTATGAGGCGGGCTTCCCTACTAACTACGCTCGTAATGAAATAACAAGGTTTGAAACCTTTGCAAGGCTATTAGAAAAGCACGTTAACAGTGAACTTTATAAGGAAAACAAAGATGGAACAGAACACAAAAACACCTAATATATTTGTAGCTACACCTATGTATGGTGGTATGTGCATAGGTAACTATGCGTCAGCTCTTATGCAGATGCCTTTAATTTGTAGCCGAGCGGGTGTAAAGATGTACTACACCTACATGATGAACGAGAGTTTAATTACCCGTGCTAGGAATAGTTTGGCTCATGACTTCTTAGCTAGTGATGCTACACACTTAATGTTTATTGATGCGGATATTGGGTTTAATCCTAATGACATCATCGAGATGGTGAAACGTGACGTGGATATTTGTTGTGGCTTATACCCTAAGAAAGAAATACATTGGCAACGTGTAGCTGATGCGGTAGGTAAAGGTGTACCCGCTGACCAACTAAAAGACCATGTAGGTACATTTGTTGTAAACCTAGTAGGTAACGAGCGTACCGAAGTAAAGATAAATGAGTTATTAGAAATACAAAACGGCGGTACTGGGTTCATGCTTATCAAGCGTGAAGTGTTTGAAGCCCTAGCTGACAAAGTACCTGAGTATAGCAACGATATGTATATGGCTGTGGATACAGAGCGTAAACCAAAAACAATTAAAGAGTTCTTTGCTACAAGCATTGACCCTGATTCTAATAATCGTTTGCTATCTGAAGATTACCACTTCTGTAAGTTAGCTAGAACACACGGGTTCAAGGTTTATGCGGCTCCTTGGGTTCAGTTGTCCCATACTGGGACTTATGTATTTAGCGGTGCATTACAAAGGGTAAGTTAATGAACGTACTCTCGCTCGATTTTGAGACGTATTACGACAAGCAGTTTAGCTTGTCCAAAATGACAACTGAGGAATACATACGCAGTCCTGAGTTTGAAACTATAGGCGTAGCTGTTAAGGAGAACGAGGATGAAACAAGATGGTTTAGCGGTAGCCATGATGAGATTGCTAAGTTTTTGGCTGGGTATGATTGGTCTAGTAGTGCTTTGCTTGCCCATAATGCTATGTTTGATGCTGCTATTCTCAATTGGCGGTTTGGTATTAAGCCACGTGCCGTACTCGACACGCTTAGTATGGCTAGGGCATTGCATGGTAGCGAAGTGGGTAACTCTCTTGCAAAGCTATCTATTTATTATGAGCTTGGGGAAAAGGGTACGGAGGTCATCGACGCCCTCGGCAAGAGACGCATTGATTTTGATACTGACGCTCTTAATAAGTATGGCGGATACTGCATTAACGACGTGGAACTAACCAACAAATTATTTAAAAAATTAGCACCTAGTTTTAAGTTGACCGAGCTACAAGTTATATCTTTGACTGTAAAGATGTTTTCAGAACCGCTTTTAAAATTGGATCGGAAAAATCTTGAAGCACATTTACTTGAAGTACAGTACCGCAAGGCTAAGTTATTAGAAGATTGTGGCGTTGAATCTCGTGATGAGCTAATGAGTAACCTAAAGTTTGCTGAGCTATTACGTGGCTTTGGTGTTGAACCGCCTATGAAGATAAGCCCTGTTACAGGTAAGGAAGCCTTAGCATTAGCCAAATCAGACGAAGCCTTTAAAGCCCTTGCTGAGCATCCTGATGAGCGAGTTCAGGCCTTAGTCGCCGCACGTCTTGGGAGTAAGTCTACCCTAGAAGAAACCCGAACACAACGATTTATTGACATTTCTAAGCGTGGTGATTTACCTATACCGCTAAGTTATTATGCGGCACATACAGGTAGATGGGGTGGGGCTGACAAGATTAACTTGCAGAATTTACCTAGCCGTGGTACGAACGGTGGCAAGTTAAAAAAAGCTATTGTTGCCCCTGATGGGTACGTCATGATTGACTCAGACTCATCACAGATTGAAGCCCGTATGTTGGCGTGGTGGGCAGGTCAAACCGATTTAACAGAAGCATTTGCTAGGAAAGAAGATGTATATAAAAAAATGGCGTCGGCTATATACAACAAGCCAGTCTCCGAGGTTGAAGCACATGAAAGATTTGTGGGTAAAACAACTATTCTCGGCGCAGGTTACGGCATGGGCGCTCCGAAATTCCAAACCCAACTTAAAACCTTTAACACATACCTTGAACTCGAAGAATGTTCACTAGCTATTGGTGCGTATCGAAACACATATTCTAAGATTCCTGAGCTATGGAGTGCGGGTAAAAAATCTATTGAAGCTATGGTAAAGAATCAAACCGCTGACTTTGGTAATGGTGTAGTACAGGTCATGGGTTCAGAAGGTATCTTGTTACCTAACGGCTTATACCAACGCTATCCAAACTTACGTAAGATACAAACTGATGACGGCTGGCAATATGTTTACGACAATCGTAAGGGGCAGACTAAACTTTACGGTGGCAAGTTAGTAGAAAACGTTTGCCAAGCACTAGCAAGGTGTATTATCGTAGAGCAGATGCTACGCATAGCTAAAAAATATAGACCTGTACTAACAGTACACGATGCGATTGCATGTATAGCCCCCGAACAGGAAGCCGACGAAGCTATGGCATATGTCATGGAGTGTATGAGTTGGACGCCTGATTGGGCAGAGGGATTACCAGTAGCTTGTGAAGCGGGCTATGGCAAAAGTTATGGAGATTGTTAATGAGAGAAGAATTTGAAGAATGGGCTAAAGGTAAAATACCTGTTGTTAATTATGATAAAGACTACGCAACGCTAGAAGCTCAAATGGCGTGGGAGGCGTGGCAACGTGCGTGGAACATTGCAGTTCGTGAACAACGGCGTAAAGATGACGAAGAAATAACTGCCTTAAAAAATAAATTAAAAGCGATTGCTGGTTTGACTAGCACTAAATTTTTAAAGGAACGCTAATGACACCTAAGCTGTTACATATTGTATGGATTGGCGATGAGTCAAAGATGCCAGTTAAATGCGTAAAGAGTTGGAAAGAAAAAAACCCAAGCTATGTTGTACACATTTGGGGTAATGGAGAACTACAAACCTTTCCGTGGCATAACCAAAAACAGATTGACCAAATGATGGTTAAGAAAGATTACGCAGGGGTAGCTGACTTAATGCGTTATGAGATTCTGTATAAGTATGGTGGTATTGCCTTAGATGCTGATAGCTACTGTAAACGCCCTTTAGAAGATTGGTTACTAGAACCTTCCGCCTTCTCGGCATGGGAACAAGAACATGTACGCAATAATCTAATTGCAACTACGTTTATGGGCGGTGTAAAGGGTCATCCGTTTTGGAAAGAATGTATTGATAGGTTACATGAAACAGATTGTAGCGAAGATAAATTAGCGTGGTTGATTACGGGACCTA